TACAGACACGATTAAAACCGATCCGAGACTGCAACAAATTAGTGGTCGAGGTTCCGATAAAAAGCAAGCTATGAGTATGATACAGACTGGTGACATCATCTATTTCGATACGTATAAGCAGGATGGACATGTCGGAATCTATTCAGGTAACGGTAAGTTCATCGGCTCTCAAAGTACCCCAGGTATTCATGAAGAGGATTTAAGTACAAGCTATTGGCAAAAAGTTTTTAATGGTCACGTACGTAGGTTTACAGGATAAAAATGTTATAATATAAAGGAAAGGTGGTAGAATTATATCGTGGAAGATTTTGACTACACACCACTGTCCTCTATGAGGTTTCAGGCTCAACTAGGATCAGAAGTTAAACGTATGTATAAAGAGGGGGAGAGCGTAATTAAGCTCTCTCTTGCTAGGGTTACAAAGGTTAACTACAAGTACAATACAGTAGAAGTTATGACAACACTACATAAAAACTCAACAGCAAAAAACCCAAGTGATAACGGAAGATACTCTGCTAGATTACCAGTTGTGTTCGGTGGACAAACACCTGACGGAAAAGTATACGGTTCGAATACAATCGTTACAGTCGGATCGTTAGTCCTAATTGGATTCCTAGAAGGTAACAAAGACCACCCGATTGTCCTAAACATCTATGGTGATGCAGACAATCAATCTATGTTAACACGTACAACGATGACAGGTGGAGACGAATCGGACGAAGCAGTACAACGTGAACTATGGCAGTTATTCACTCTATACCCTTCTATGACATATCAGAACATTGATGGTCGAGGGAATAAAGAAGTAACGTTCTCAGGTAAATCGTTTTTATACATTACAGATACAGACCCTGGAAACGAATACGTTCAAGATGGACAGTTCGATTACATGGACTTACCTAGCTCCCGTTATGCGAACGGTGAATTAATCGAACCAGTATCTCCTCAGTCTCCTACTGTATTATACGTCCATCAAGGGGTATATGACAACCACAGAGTTACATTCTTCTTAAAATCGGATGGAACTCTTCGTGTAGGTAGTAGACATAGAAACGGTAAAGGGATTACATACCAAGAAATGAAAACTGACGGATCGTTCTCTATTGTGCAGAAGCACGATACAACAGACCCTGAAGAGATTTCTAAAAAGTTTTCTAAGTTTGAAATTTCTGAAAACGGTGACGTTACGATCCAATCTATCGACCATAAGTTAAGCATCACAAAAGATGGTGTCTTAATTGACGGGAAGCCAATCGGTTCAGGTGGTGGAGGGGGAGACCTTGAAATCATTAAAGACCTACAGGAAAAAGTAGAGGGCGTAACCACTCAGGTAACAATGGTAAACGGTAAGCTAGAGTTCAAGATTGATAAGGTTGAAATCGAGATAGACTTGGATAGTTTGCGACAAGAGCAAGAGAAGATGCTAGACAGTATTCGTGAGAAGCTAGATGGACTTACTAGTGCTTTAGCAGCTATGAAAGACTATACGATTCCTGCATTCGAGGACGGTACCGTTACTACAGATGAGAAGAACAAAGTTAACAGTCTTCTAGCTACTGTAAAAAACGAGAAAGCGAAGCTAGATGAAAAATATAGTCAAGTTATTTCTGACCCGTTCCTACCAGCTACATACAAAGACTTACTGGGCATAGAAAAAGGTAACTTAGATAGTAGACACCAAGCGCTATTAAATACGATAGAGATTGTTATGTTAGATGGGGTTATCACTCCTGATGAACGTATAGCAGTTGCTCAAGCATTCGATGGGTATAACCAGTCTATCGAAGCAATGGACGTAGCTTTTAAACAAGCAATGGACTCTATCTTAGAAGCTCGTATTAGAGAAGCACAAGAGAATGCTATGAAGTACCGAGATACAGAGATGCGTAAAATCGGTTCACAGATTACGCAACTAGCAGACTCTATTACGGCTAAGGTAAGCTCGGAACAATTGTCAAAAGAGATAGAAGACGTTCGTTCTGAAATGGCTACAAAGGAAGAACAGAAAGAAATTAAGGACACATTGGAACAAGCACAGAAGGACATTGACGAAGCCGTAACAAACCTTCCGTATCGAATTGAGTTGGGTAGCACCAACGGACTTATCTTCAAGAACAATAGTGTCGATACAGTCCTATACGCAAAGGTATACAAAGGTAAAGAGGAAATTACATCGCAGATTGAAAAATCACAATTTATTTGGCAACGTGTATCGGAAGAAGGTACAGGTGATGACGAATGGAATGCGGCCCACAGAGGTATAGGTAGTTCCTTTAAGGCTACACAAGATGATGTCCCGAAGAGGGCAACATTCTCATGTGACTTGGACATTTAAACAGGAGAGGGAGAGATTAAATGGTAGTTAGAGCAACAGGTCAGATAACCCTTACTGACGTAAACGATGCTAAACAGTTAGTCTTATATTTAAACAGTAATTACAAAACACAGATTTACGATCCAAACGGAGCAACATCATATACACCACACTTCCCAACTTCTAACCTAGTAATGACTCCTGAGTTATACGTAGCAGGTGGTAATGGTGGTAACATGCTACCATCGGCAGCAATCAAGTCACTATTTTGGTATGAAGGTTCCCAAACGGTTACACCTTTAGCCGAGACAGGTTCAGGGACAACACCTAGTGGTTTAACTTACTCACTACCAACAGGGGCAGTAGGGACGACTGCAAAGCCGTTAACGATTAAGTCTAACCTAGGTTCTTCAACAACTTCACAATTATTTACATGTGTGGTTACATACCTAGACCCTGACTTACAGATGGAAACAACGCTAAAAGCTAGTATTGACATCATCAAAATCGTAAACGGTACGGCAGGTTCTAACGGGGTTGACTCTTACTACCTAAACCTTTGGGCACCAGGTGGAGATGCTATCCGTAACAGTAATGGTAACTTAACATTAAAGGCTGATATGTACAAAGGTGCAGGTGCAGTTACACCTACTGCTTACCAGTGGTATATCCAAGACTCTACGGCTACAGTCGGTGGAGGAGGAGACGCAGACGGTGGAGCAGGTTGGAGACGTATTAACAACGTTGCAGACCCAACTGCGGCCCCAACGTTAGCACTAGTTGCTAATGCAAGTTCACAACTAGCACCTGCAACGTACTTCGTTAAGTACACATGGTGTGGGCTATCAGGGGAAACAATCGGATCGGCACAAGCTCAGTTAGCCGTAACCGCAGGTAACGATTTAAGAGTTACAATCCCTGCTTTCGCAACGAACGTTACAATGGCTAAAGTGTATATCGGTACTGTATCAGGAACTCTATTCTACGCAGGAGATATTACAACAAGTGCAGGTAACTTAGTCGTTAAACGTTACGACAACACGGCTGAACCGATTCCAACTTCTTCTAGTACGAGTATGAACGTGGCACAAATCACGATCCGTAACTGGGCTATCCCAGGTGTTAAAGGATTCAAGTGTGTAACTACTGTAGCAGGTACAAGTACGAAGTTCACGGCAGTTATTGTTGTACGTGACTTCCAAGACCCGTTAGTAGTTAACATCATCGGTACAAACGTATTCAAGAACGGACAAGGCTCTCTAACAATGAATGCACAATTGATTCAATCGGGTCTAGTAATCTCGAATACAGGTTACACATTCGGATGGTCGTTGTACAAGCCTGATGGTAACTTAATCAAGACGTACCCTGCTGTAACAGGAGACCAAATTACAGTACCAAGTACAGATGTAGACGCTACGGCTAACTTAGTAGTGGACGCATCTAAGTAGTTAAGCTCGTATTATATTATAATAGAGATAGGTAAGACAAAGGAACTTAGCGATAAGTTCCTTTTATTTTTAGAAGGATGTGATTAAATGGCAAAGTACAAAGCTACAGGTCAGACGACTATTTATAATATGAACGATGTACTTGCATCGCTAACTCCACCACCGACACCTACAGAAGGTGCTCTATGGTTGAATGCAAAAGATAATCAATTATATGTTTACATAAAAGGTTCTTGGGTAATTTCTGCCGATTACAAAAACTGGGTGAACTCTAAAGGGGATAACCTTGTATCTAACGGTGGAGGTTCTTTAGGAAATAACACCAACTTCAGTGTGTTCGAATTTGACGGATCGGACTCTTATTCAGGAGGAGGTTCATTCAAGGATAGTGGGGCCGCAAGTCAGAAACTATCTGATGAGATTATCCCTATCGACATGAGTAAAACGTACAAGCTATCTGTGTGGGCTAAAACGAACCCTAACGTAGGAGCTAAATATTACATTGGTGTGTTCGAACATGATATGGATGGTCAACCTATTTATGCAGAGCATCATATGTACATTAAGAGTACATTCTCTTCATTAACGCAGGATTTAAAGAACGGGGATACAGTCGTATACCTAGACAATGTAACAAACTGGTTAAACACTGCGGCCATTCACCAAAGAAAACTAATCTTTTGGGACTACGTAAGTAATACGGGTTACAAATACCAACCATTAACTTATTCTCGACACGTATCAATTCAAGACTTGTGGGCAGATGGCTCTATTAACACGACTAACAAAACGATTACATTGAAGGCTCCTTGGAACGGTGGTCTAGTTAAGTCAGGTACTAAGTTAAGTCAAGGTAGTAGTGGCTCAGGGTTCAAGTACATTGCGGCATCTAACGTAGTCATACCTGGTACTTGGACAAACTACTCAGGTACTATCGGTAATTTAGATAACTCAGGAGATGCTGCAACAAATAGTTTCTCATGGGGTACTGCTGGTGTAAAAATCGGGTTCTTAAACAACCGTGACGTTACAGGAAGTACTGTATGGTACTCTAATATTAGTTTCGGTCTTAACGTTGCAGACCAAGGGCAAGTGGATCAGATTAGCGACTCTCTAGATGCGTTAGGTAGCGATGGTAAGATTACTCGTTTCGAACGTAGCTTAGTCCGTGGGTATATCGCAGATATTATTGGTAAATTCTTGAATCCTGCCGACTCTATGCCTACACTATTGGACATTGACAAGGATACATACAACGCAGGTAAACTGTATGCGATCCGTAGAACTGCACGTAAGATTGGGTTAAACCTAGCTACGAGTGCAAACTACAAACCAATGGGTGATGCGTATTCCGCTTTAGTAACATACTTGTCAGGACTATCTCCTAAACCTTGGGATACTAGCTCGACTGCAAACATCAACATCGACAGAACCGTGTGGAACACGAAATGGAATGACTACTACAACCGTTACGCTCTATTCGAAATCGAGGTTCAGGATCGTCAGAAAGAGTACACGGAACAAAAAGTAGGAGAAATGAAAGACGAGACGATTGCGGCCATTAGTACGGCAGGTAATCACGATACTGTTAACTACACTAACCCTGTAACTGTTAAACCACCTATTGCGACTTTGGGACTCCCTGAATTTGAGGGTAATCATACGGATAGTTGGGAATTACCTGGTCAAAACTTAATACCTAAGACAGACACAAAAGTTTACGGACTAGGTAACTTCATCACTAATGGTAGCCCGTTAAGTATAGACAACACAAAGGTGTACGATGGGAAACCGACAATAAAAATAGACACGACAACGAGTATAGGGGGAATTAAATACAACGGTTTCATTCCGTTGAAACCTAACACTACCTATACTTATAGCGTTATGATGAATCCTACGGTTTCTCCTGTGACTAGCAGTAGTAGCCCTATGCACATGTGGTTAAGTCCAGATGGTATAAACTCAGGTCACTTAGAAACTATCGTAAAATACTCGACAACTATACCTGCAAATACGTGGACACAGGTATACTCAACATTCAAAACACCTAATGGTTTACCTGTACTTTATTGGTGTCCATTCATTTACTTCTCAGGTAGCCCTGTAGGTGCTATAGTCAATGTCTGTAATTTCAAGTTAGAGTTAGGAGACACTGCGAACTCTTGGGCACCTATGCCTAGCGAAATGTGGGCAGGGTCGGGAAACCGTATCCGTCCTGTAACAAACCCGTTATTCACTAGCGGAACAGACCTTACTATTTGGGGTAAATTCTACGGGGATGGGACGAATAATGATAAGTTCTACTGGAACACAAATGGTGTAGCTATTAAAGAGAAAAAATGGATGGATGTTGCTCTTAATGATAAGCAGAACTGGGCGTTCTCTACCAACGGTCTATCGACTAACGGAGTCAACAGAATCCTAAACTCTAGTTGTAACAACATGCAACCTTACATGTTTGACAATTCGAGTACAGGAGGTACAGTAGGTCGAGCTACAACAAGTTACGCAGGAGACTATCTTGTGCTAACATCTACAGACGCAAGTGATAGTTTCTACCAAGTCGGTACATACGACATGAATTTACACATGTTCACTGTAGGGCAGACAGTTACATTCTCAGCAGATGTAAACTGTGAAATTGCAGGAGCGTATATTTCTGTTTGGCATAATGACGGAACAAACTGGATTGAGAACAAAGGGGACGCTAACTCTGTAGGATCAGCTAACACATGGCAACGTCTGTATAAGACATTTACGATCCCAAGTAACGCAAAAGGGATGTTCGGACGTATTTACTTCCCTAGAGGTACGGCAGCTACAGGTAAGAAAATGAACATCCGTAAACTACAGTTCGAGTCAGGAAGTACTGCAACACCTTGGGTTAACACGAGTCTTGTAAAAGTAACTCGTGTAAGAGCTGATGGTTTTGCGTATGCCAACGCAAACAGTAATTCACTAACAGTAGTTAAATCTGATGGGACGATATTAGATAAGGACGGGCAACTACACGCAAACACATACTCAACTAGTGGAACTCTTGATAAAATTTGGCTTTCTATTGACAACAACGATAGTGGTTGGGCTGAAGCGTATAGTCCTAGCAAGGAGGATATTAATGCTTACTTCTTAGGTTGGAGAGTATGTAATGGTACCTTCGGAGGTCTGTATCCAGGCTCAGGAACTAAGCAGTGGTACCCAGTGGGAGACAAAGATTTATCTCGTGCTACTGTAGCAGGTAACACGGCTCCAACAGAACCATCACCTTCAATCAGTGATAAGTCTATCAACTACTACCAAGTTGTCTACCAACTTGTGGACGCAGTTCAGGAGACAGTTGATTTTGATGGTATACTAGAGTTATTGGCAAGTGACAACGTTGTAAGTACATACTTCCCTCAGTGGACTCCACCAATCACAAAAGGGACTATCAAGTATGGTACGAACTTAGCTACAGTCAACCAAGACACACGTTACATCATCCCGTCTATGGTAAAACGTATCTCTAATGCAGAGCAAAAGATTACAGATGACTCTATCACGAGTACCGTATTCAACTCAAGAGAATACACTCTAGCTCTGAAGAACAAAGCAAACGCTAGTGACTTAGGGAACCTTGCTACTAAGGACGAACTAGGGAACGTATCAGGTGCAGTAGATGGTAAGATTAAAGATGCTATGGACAAGCTAGACTTCACTCCGTACGCATTGAAATCTGAGTTGAAACAAACTGCTACAGACATCACGGCTAAGTTCTCTGCGACAGGCGGTATGAACTTACTTAAAAACTCTATCGGTTACAGTGACCTAGACTTTTGGACTTTAACTACTGCTTATAAAGTAGAGACAATTGCAAACTCGGCACTAGACAATCTAGGGTTCGGTAAAGGTTTCTATTTCAAAGCCAATGGTCAAGAAACAGGAATCCATCAAGACGTATCGGTTATCCCTGGTCAACCTTACACGTTAGGTTGGTACCTAAATAAGATGACGAAGGGTGCCGATACAAGCTACCGTTTTTGGATTCAAATTCAGGAGTACAACGGTACAGCTTGGGTTGTTAGTAACGGAAACCAAATAGCGGATAACAGTAATGTAACGACAAATGGTTTCGAAGCCCGTTATATGACGTTCACTCCTGTTAAAGACAAAGTTAGAATACGCTTTATCGGCTACCCACAAGTAGAAGCAATCGTATCAGGTATCATGCTTAACATCGGAGACGTTGCCCTACAATGGACTCTAGCTACAGGGGAGCTGTACAATACAAACATCCGTATGAACATTAACGGTATCCGTGTATCACAGATTGATGGTAACGGAAGTGAAATTGGGTTCACTCAAATCACACCGTACGAGTTCGCAGGATATTACCAAAATAACGGTACATTCGAGAAAGTATTCTACTTGAATGGTGATGAGACCGTAACGAAGAAGCTTCGAGCAACAAATGAGATTACACTAGGGAACATCAAAATCCTGTCTATACAGAGTGCGAACTCCACAGGTTGGGCGTTCGTACCTAATAACACTTAATAACGATCGGAGGAAACATATATGGCAAGTGGCGGTTTTGACTTATCGACTAGTAACACCTACGTCAAAGGTAGGGTTAACTGGTCTAGTACGGCAAATACAAATGAAAACTATAGTAATGTGTACGTGGAGATGCGATTCTCCCGTACCAACTCAGGGTATACCACATACGGTAGTGGTACGTTCGGTATTTACGTAGACGGACAAGCAGTAGAGAATACTACAAGCTTCTCAATTACACAGAACTCTAACACACTAGTTGTAAGTGGTACAGTTCGAGTTAACCATAATGCTGACGGTACGAAGAACTTTCGTATCGGGGCTAGTGGTTTCACAAACGTATTTAGCATCTACGAGAATAGTACAACTGCTTATATGGATAACATCCCACGAGCAAGTACTATCTCATCTAACGTAAGTTGGACCGCAGGGGTTAACAGTTTACCTGTAACGATTAACAGGGCATCTAGTGCGTTCGTCCATTACGTAGAGTTACAAGTTAAGAACCCTATTAACGGATCGTGGGCTATTGTAGCTTCACGTTCTAACGTAGGTGACTCTGTAACATTCGATTTCAGTAAAGACGAAATCACAAAGACGTACCAACAAATAGCGGCTTACGAGGAAACCCAAGCATGGATGAAAGTTGAGACATGGAACGGTGGAACATTTGTAGGTCGTAATGAAAAGTATGGGACTGTATATGCCGCACCTACGGGAACTGCATCATACAACCAATGGGGTTCATTTGATATCGGTCAGAACATTACAGGTTGGGTTAATAACCACATAAACGGATTCACTTACAACCTGACAATGAACTTCGGATCATTCTCACGTACTTGGAATAACGTACCTAAGGACTACACTTTATCGTTCTCTGCTGCCGAGATACAGACACTGTACGGGCAGACATCAACTGCGAATAGCAAGACAGGTACGATTACATGTCGAACACTCTATAACGGAGTGTACGCAGAGGATGGGGCACCAGTAAGTAACGTTACTACATTTACACTAAATGTAAAGAGTAGTGACCCGACTTACGCAGGTGGATTTACATACTTAGATACAAACAGTACAACTACAACACTAACAGGTAATAACCAATATATCGTACAAGGTAAATCTAAGTTACAGATTAAGTTACCTGCGGCCAATAAAGCTACGGCTAATAATGGGGCTACAATGTCTCGTTACGATGTTACAGTCAACGGGGTTACGCAGTCTGTTAACTACGCTACGACAGACCTTACGGTTAACTTTAACGAGGTAAACGCATCGTCAAATGCTACTGCAACAGTTACGGCAGTAGATAGTCGAGGTAACAAAGCATCTGCATCTTCTGTTATATTAATGCTACCTTATTCACCACCTGTTATTTCAGCTAGTGCGGACCGCTTAAACAACTTCGAGGACTCAACTACGATTAAGTTAAGTGGTTCAATATCTCCATTGACTATCAGCAGTGCGAATAAGAACTCACTGACAGTTGTTAAATTCCAAAGAAGACAGGTAGGTGGTACATACGATAGTCCAGGAACTAACTTTACGATTACTGGGAATCCGAACTTCACTGCGACAGACGTTAAAGTAAACTTAGCTAATACTCTTGCTTGGGAGATTCTAATTACGGCTACGGACAAAGTAGGTTCTACTGTAACGTTAACACGTACGGTTCCAGTCGGTACTCCAATCTTCTTCATTGATACAGTGAAGAAAACAGTCGGAGTTAATAAGTTCCCTACTAGTGCGGCCAATGGTCTCGAAATAGCAGGTGACTTGGACGTTGATGGTATAATTAAAGCGAAAGCAGATCAGTGGATGGGTAATAGTAAAGTAGGGTTAGATATGCGTAACTCTGATATGAAAGGGCTAAACGGTCTATACTTCAATGACGCATCGGAATCAGGTGACGAAGGAATTAACTTCCTACGTTCAGGTAAAAGTGTAGGCTCTACAAATATAGCAGACTACGATAACTTCTGTCTCTATGACGGTGCATTTAGAATGAACAACCGAAATCTGTTTTGGCAAGAGGGCGGCCAAGCTTCGAACAACATCCGTTTAGCAGGAGATATGTACTCACAAACTACAGGTGGGACTATCTTCGATGTATGGGGTAACATTAAAGGTCAGCCAACAGCAACGTCAATCAATACATGGTCAATCCAGGATGCTGATGGACAAATTAGATTCCTCTGTGGTATCGGTAAGGGGGCTACAGCGACTACTGAGATTAGGTCGTATAATAGTGGGGGTATTAAGCTAATACATGACAACTATTCAGTTGCTTCTTTTTGGCAACAAGGTGGAGGAAATCAACACATTATGCAACTAGGATCAGGTATACTTCAGTATTATAACAACTGGTTCGAATTTAAGGGACCTGGTAACTCAGGTTGGGGTAATGTGTATGGTAACTGGGTAGCACCTTCGTCAGAAGCTTATAAAAAAGACATCACTGTATTCGATGATAGTGCGTTATCTTACATACACTCTGTGAAACCTGTACTATACCAATACAAGGAACAAGACGAATCAGAACCATATACACTAGGTTTAATTGCAGAGGAGTCTCCTGCAATCATTCAAGGAGCTAACGGTAAAGGTGTTAACGCCTACTCGATGATAACGTTACTTTGGAAAGCCATGCAAGAGATTGACGGAAAAGTAGAAAACATTAACAGAAGAATAACACTAAGATAAGGAGTAAATAACCTATGATATTTGATAACTTACCATTGTACGAGAGAGAACTAATCACAAAAGGTTTCGACAAGATGGGGCAAGATTACCAAAACTCACTAATGAACGCTATCTCCCGTAAAACAGGACAAGCATTATGGCAAATCAGACCTGAGGATATCCTGAAGTACCACAAAGACTTAAAGACATCAATGCACAACGAGTTCTGTGAGTTGGCTATCGCAAGTGGGTTTATCGCTACGAACGGACACAGATACCGTACAAATGCAGACGACCAAACGAACTTCCTTGGTAAACTGATTTTCTTAATAATGAAGCCCGAAACTACAGAAGTTGGTTGGAAAGCGGAAGACGTAGGAGACTACGTGATACATACAAAAGAAGAGTGGTTACAAGTAGCTCTTGAAGGTTTCGCACATAAAGAGGTGCAACTAACAAAGTTCAACGAGAAGACGAAGACTATCAAAGCTGCTACAACGCACGACCAAGTAGTGGCAGTATCTTGGAGTGGAGACGGACCGCACAAATAATAGAAACTAATAGGAGGAAATATGATGGAACAACAACCACAAGGTAAACCGATTAATCCGAAACACATCGTCAATGAACAGAAGGTAGTCATCTTCGACCTAATGAATGAGAACATCATGCTTAAAGCGTACGTAGCTCAGTTAGAAGAGAGTGCGGCTAAACTAGCAGAGGAGCTATCTGAGAGAGATATCGACAACGAACCACGAGAGGACTAAATAAGGGGGGAGTAGACTATGACAAATGAACCGATCCAATCGGCAGATGTCATATTCTATAGACCTAAGAGTTTCATAGGCTGGGTGATTAGTAAAGTTACTAACTCACCCTATAGTCATGTTGCCCTTGCTATCGACTCTAACACATTGATAGAAGCCAACAGGTTCATAAAAACAAGAGTCGTACCTATAGAGTATGACAATAAAATCACACACATTTATCGACTAGATAATGTGACACAAGAAGAAAGAGATAGAATCGTATCTATCGCATTAAGTTACGAAGGTACGGACTACGACTACGCTCAAATATTCGAGATGTTTGTACGGATCGTATTTCGTATTAAACGTACTCTATTTAACAACCAACAGAAACTGACATGTTCTGAGGTAGTGGATAATGCTTTCTACAAAGCAGGAGTTAAACGTAAAGACCTAGAGTTCTTATACGATATCACCCCTGAAGAGTTATTGCATAAATACTCACTACATAGAGTCCTTTAAGCCGAGGTTTCCCTCGGCTTTTCTTATATTATAAAAGAGAGGTGATAATACATGGGAATGTCAGATGGTAAAACAGTATTAACGAAGATTGCTTTCCAAGTAGGAAACCGATTCTTCCGCTTCGCTATCAACCCTGAGAACATGACTTTTGCTCGGCCGCACCGTACTACGGCACTTAAAACAAAAAGTAGGATCGTAATTGAGGACTTCCAAAGTGACATACCTACTTACACGATTAGTGGTACAACAGGGTTCAACCCTACAGGTAAAGCGTCCGACCGAGGAATTGCAAAGATAAAAGAAATGAAATCTTTCTTAGAAGATTATGCAGAGACTGGTGGTAACGGTAAGAAATCCGCAGATGATTTTTACTTCCACAACTTCACAAATGATGAGAGCTTTATCGTCCACTTAGCTCCCGAGGGAGTTACATACACGCAAGACGTGAACGCCCCACTAATGTATCGTTACGAGATTAAATTCGTAGTACTTAGAAAGTCTACTGATCCTGCCGATGACGATGTAGTGGCACCTGAGATTGGTAATAGATACCCAACTGTAGGTGGCGGTGGAAGTAGTAGCTCAGGAGGAAATCCTAACCAACGTCCTGACACAGATATAAACATTGGTGGTGGGGGTCTTGTATGGAGACCTAGCCCGTTATTCCCTCCACTAGGTGGTAACTCAGGTTCAGGTAACGGAGGTAAGTACGACCCGAGTTCAGGTAATGACGACATCTACAACAAAGGTGACGGAGGTAACTACGTACCAGGAACAGGTCGTGACCCAGTTAACCCACAGAGACCTTCAGGTGTATCTTACGATTACGGTATGAGTGGACTAGGATACAACATCGGTTATTACGGAAGGTGGTATTAAGAACATGACAATTAGAAAGCCGTTAGACCTTATCAGATTCGTCTCTAGCGTCCCTGTTCTTCCCGATGGTACTATCCCATTAAATGAAATGGGAACAACGGTACAGTACACGTCTACACTTTACACACCATCGTTTAGTGTATCAGCATTAGCAAGACTGACGCTAGAAGACATCCAAAGAAATAAAATTGAACTGATTAACGTTCCACTAGACCCGAGAACAATCGTATCTCAAGTTATGAATAGTGATTTAGCTACGTATAACCCTCGTGTGTACGTTCTAGTGTGTGCCGTAGTGTTAGAGTCCTTTGCCCTTCTATACAACCTAGAGGAGCGTAATACGAACATACAGTACGTAACGAAGAAAGATATCTTGAAGATGAAACAGAACGTAAACTATATCGCAGACTACTTCGGTACCGAGAGAAAGTACCGTACGATGATTGAGACATTACGAGATATAGATATTTCAATTGGTTACTTAGAGAACCAAGTAGAGTCGGCTATGAATAAATGGGTGGTGAGATAATGGCTAAGTTTAAAAGACGTATCATCGCAGAGGGAGATACGATGCAAGCTATAGCTCAACAAGAGTTAGGGGATGTAAGTCGTTGGGTAGAGCTAGTAAGATTTAATGACCTACGACACCCGTACATCGTAGATACTGTAGCAGAGAAGTTAACGAACCCAAACCATCTTCTAACTATCGGGGATACGTTATTAATCGAAATGTCCGAAAATTCACAAAATGAATTAATGAGCGCATTGAAACGTACAACGGATTTCGATAAAGAGGAATTATACGCACTAGCTCTAGGTAAGGATTTAGATGTTCTACCAATCCCTAAACCATTCGGTAAAGCAGGTTGGGACTCAGATATTCTTGAAATGAAGGATGACGGACGAGGAGATATCGCTACGATACGTGGAGTAGAGAACTTAAAACAATCTCTATTCATTCGTCTTATCACTCCACTAGGAAGCTATATTGGTTATCCGAGGTACGGTTCTAAAGTCCATGAATACTTAGGACGTAAGAACACAGAGGAGAATGCTGCTCTACTAGACATTGAAATCGAGAGAACATTACGTACGGATGGTAGAGTACGAACAGTAGAGAAGGTTGGGCACGTTATTGATGGTAACTCGTACTCAACTACTTTCAAAGTCTTCTCTATCGCAATGGAAGAAGCATTCCTACTAGCCCTTTCAGGTGAGTTAGGAAAAGAAGGATCGTTAGTCCTTCAAGATAACTTCGTAGATAACATGATACGATAAGGAGGTTTACCCATTGAGATACAAACAAATGACAGAAATCTATGGACGATTAGTAGACCATACGATTACAAATACAAATAAGATTAATGACTTCTCTATCGGTAGCGCAGTCAGAGCAATCTACGAAGCTACTGCTAGGGAGATTGAGCAGTTATACATCCTAACGGAAGAGAACATTAGAGAAGCTATTGCAACAGGTGTATACTCTTCATTCGGGTTCCAACGTAAACCTGCACAACGAGCTTACGGTAAAGTGCAGTTGGTCTTCCACAATGCCGTACAACAAACTTTACCTCTTCCAAGGGGTACAAGGTTCACTTCTAGTTTATCGGACTACACGATGACGTACGAGACGGTAGAAGACTACTATATCCCACAAGGTACAGTTACTGCCGAAGTACAAATATACTGCACGATTACAGGAGAGATTGGTAACGTACCGAACAACGTAATTAACATTATGATGACTCCTCTAGCGAACATCAAGACAGTTACGAATGCACAAGCTTTCCAAACAGGTCAAGATGAGGAACCGTTAGAAGAATTAAAGTCTCGTTTCCGTTCTTACATTGAGTCCCTAAGTAAAGGTACAATTCCTGCACTAGAATACGGTACACGTTCCGTAATAGAGATTTCAGGTGTATGGGTTGATGAGCAAACAGGTATTGTTTACGTATACGCACACGACCGCAATGGAGACCTACCTGATGTTGTAAGAGATAAGGTTATCGCTACACTTCAGAACTACCGAGCAGCAGGAATCCCAGTTGTCGTTCGACCTGTAACACGTAAAGCAGTTAACATTGATGTTACAATAGTACTAACAGATAAGACTGCTATTACAAAGGCACTACAAGATAAGATAGTAGCCGAGATTTCGAGATACCTTAACAACATGCAGACTTCACAAAGCGTAATCCTATCTGACCTATCTAGTGTTATTAAAGGGATAGATAGACGATTAATCTACGACATTACATTTAACGATCCGAAAGCAAATGTAATCGTAGCAGGTAATGAAGTTGTTCGTGCAGGTACAGTTAAGGTTACTCTAACATAGGAGGTACATTATGTCATTTCTAAAACATCTACATCCTGGTTGGAAGATAAGCTTACAAGATAAGACAAAGGTGAATGCGGCTATTCTAGACGCAGTTGACCAAGAACTGAAAGTAACCGAGTCCGATATGATTGCGAGTAAGTTCGACTTATCTTTAGAGAGTGCAACGGGGCAATGGTTAGATGAGTACGGAGATGTATTCGGGGTAGTACGGCAGGACAACGAAAATGATACGTCTTACAGAGCACGTATCATCCAGTATATCCTATTAGATAGAGGTACTATCCCTGCTATTAAAAAAGCAATCCTAGCGTTCCTAGGAGACCCAAATACATACGTAAACGTCTACGAACCATTCAATAACATTTTCTTCTTGAATAAGTCGAAGTTAAACAGTAAGGACTGTCTACTAGGAGAGTACTATACAAATGCAGTTATTGATATATTCTTCGCAGATACTTTCCCTGTAGCCGTTATTGATATCGTTAAAAAGTTTAAGCCAGCAGGGGTGTCAGTATTTCTAACACGCCAACCAAAAGCGTATAACCCAACCGCACAAGTATTCACAGTGAAACAAGGGACTGATCCTGTAGCAGAAGCTATGAAGATGCAAGCTAATAGGGACAGTACGTACTTGTCAATTAGTGAATCTGCTATAATAGGTTATAAGAGGATTCACAAGATTATGTTAGCAAGACCTCTTAAAGATACAGAGAATGTTAACAACCCTCCGTTCCCTGTAGTAATGTACGGGAACAAGCCGTACGTACTAGTTCCTAGAGACAACGCAGTAGCAGAAGGAGCGAAGTGGTTATACATAAACGTAGCAGTAGAGGACACAGACTTCCAAGATAAGTCATATTCAAAAACAGGAGTGTACTTTAATCTTGTTCCGAAAGGAAGTAAGAAAGATACACTACTACCTAGCGAAGTGACTAGTGCAGGTACATCACTAGTTTCAGAGACTAGAACGTCCCAAGGTCGTAAGATGGGACTAAAAATGGACGAACAATTCATGATTCAATTTACAGTATAAAGGAGTGAAACGTTTTGGCAGATATCATTGATTTAAGCGGTATGCCGTATAATGACCGATTCGATTCTAAGAAAGGTCGCTCTAAGGCTCTCTTCCGTTCTGACAGACCATTACAACAAGCAGAACTAAACGAGATACAATCTATCGCAGAAGATAACTTAAAACGACTTGGGGATCGTGTATTCTCTGATGGTAACATTCAGACGGGTATGGCATTCACATTTGACAACGCAGAAACAAAAACGAAGATTACGGTAGAAGATGGTTTACTTTATCTAGCAGGAAAGATTCGACCATTCCATAAACAAACAATCCCGTTCACAGGCGTAGGACGAGAAAACATTGGTGTAAAAGTAGTACAGAAAATCGTTACATACAATGACGACCCTACACTACTAGACCAAACACAGAACGCACCTAGCTATTTATCTCCTGGTGCAGACCGTTTAGAGGAGCAAGTTGTACTAACGTATAACGATGATAGCACAACTATGATTTATCGTTTTGATGATGGTAAGCTATTCATCGAACCGAACCGTCCCGAATTCTCAGGTATCATCGAAATGATTGCTCAACGTGACAAAGAGACTTTAGGATCGTATCAAGCAGAAGGTTTCAATATGTGGACAGAGAAGGGTAGAACCCCTGACACGATTGACGCAGTTATTGATGCAGGTATTGCTTACGTAAATGGATACCGTATCCACAAGCCTACGGCAACTCGTGTAGCAATCAATAAATCAAAAGATTTCCGTACCATCATCCAAGAAGGAAGCACATACAGTTCTTCGAAAGGTAAGGTAACTGTAGGTAGTATCTTCGTAAAACAAGTAAACAATGTCGTAGGGCGTACTGATAGTCCTGCTGGTGGCGTTCAGTTATCAAAAGGTGTGTTAGATGGTCGAGACCCGTTACCAGCTCAATACACGAACGTAGACGCTTCTAAATTGACTGTATACGTAGGAGCTAAGGTGTATGTGCAAGGGAAAGATTACGCACTTGTGCAAGACAGTGGTATTCAGTACATTGACTGGAAAGGTAATCTTAATGGTGAGGAGCCTACACCAGGAACAACTTACTTCTTGACATTCGAGTATGACCGAGTAATGAAAGCAGGTACGGACTACAAGGTTATTAGTACACCACTAGGTGACACAGTTCCTGGTGCAACTACCGAAGTAGACTTTAACGTTGCAGGTGGAGTGAAACCGAAAGATACTGGAACGATCCGTGTGGATTACGATTACTACTTATCCCGAGAAGATATCGTGACACTAGATGTTACAGGTAACTTTACCGTAGTGGAAGGGCAGCCTGACCGTGAAGGTCTAACAAAGCAACCTGAAAACCGTGACCCATTAACACTGAAAATCGGTAACGTACACGTATTCCCATTCTCTGACTTTGCAGAAGCGAAGAACACTGCTGTTATGCGTTTACGTATGGAAGACTTGCAGAGAATGAAAACTCGTCTAGAGAACGTTGAATACAACCAAGCTATGATACTACTAGAGAAGCAAGCAACGAAGACGCAAGACCCGTTAACATTACGTGGTGTATTCGCAGACCCATTCACAGACTTCTCTAAAATGGACTCAGCTATTTCGACTGTAGCCTTCTCGTTCGATGATGCTACTATTACGATCCCAACAAAAACTCCTGATGACCAAAAAGTTAAACCTAAGTTCATGGAGAACGAGTCCGTAGCAAACTCATGGGGCCGCTTAGTAACTGCACCATTCAAAGAGATTAAGGAGATTAGCCAACCACTAGCTACAGAAGCATGGAACGTTAACCCGTACATGGTTTATAACAAGCAGGGTGTACTAAAGTTAACTCCTGAAACGGATAACTGGATTGACGAGCAACGTGTAACATTGTACGAAGAAGACCATGTTACAACGAACCTAAACCGTTGGTGGATGCACCAAGGAGAGGGAGACCCAGGTGGAATCGTTAGTGACTGGAATAAAGAGTTAATCGACAAGACACAACTTGAGGGTGGCATTCAGTGGAATGAATCTTCTATCGGTTGGAGAGAGAAACAAGAAGGTTCGTTTTGGTCTTCTGCTCAAACTACTCGTAATGAAGTTATTGAATACATGCGTCAGATTGAAGTCGGATTTAGCGCAACAAACTTAAAGCCGAACGAGAACAACTTGTTCATGACATTCGATGGTAACAGAGTTGCTTTAAAAGCTACAGGAGCGACAGCACCAGGTAGTGACGCAGGTACAGTTCGTTCTAACGCACAAGGGGAAGCTTCAGGTACATTCATGATTCCTACAGGTGTAAGAACAGGAACACGAGAAGCTACGTTACAGAATGCGAATAACCAAGCTACGGCTACATTCACGGCTCAAGGTTCTGCTAAGATTACGACAGATACGATTACAAGAACTCGTGTAACGTTCAACCTGTACGATCCATTAGCTCAATCGTTTGCGTTCCCACAAGCCCGTGTAATCACTAGCGTAGGAGTTTACTTCGGTTCTAAGTCTACTAAAGATAATATCATCATGCAAGTTCGTGGATTATCTGAAGGTGGTTTACCAAACCGTACGATTTATGCCGAGCGTGTATTAACTCCTGACAAAGTTATCATTTCTGCCGATGCTTCTAAGGAAACGAAGATTGCTCTTGACGATCCGTTAATGGTTCAACCAGGGGAAAGCTACTGTATCGTGTTCATTACGGACAGTGCCGATTACACTATGTGGTGCGCTAAAATGGGACAAAAAACATTAGGTGACAACCCGCAAACTGTAATCTCTAACCCGTATGTAAACGGTGTGTTATTCAGTTCTTCAAACGCAGTATCTTGGACAGTACACCAAGAAACAGATATGAAGTTTAATATCTACACTGCTGAGTTCGAAGAAGAAGGTATCATCGAGTTCGATACAATGACGAACATTGACTCTAACGGTATCCTGTTAATGGCTTCTTACTTAACACCTGCTAACACGGGTTGTATTTGGGAAGTTAAAGTCGTCAATGCTTCAGATGTCGGAACTGTGTCTATTGATAGTGTACCGTGGATGCCACTGGTAAACTACGCAGGTATTGAAACACCGTTCGTAGTTGGTCTAGCTAAGTTACGTGCCCGATTCAAGTCGAACCGTTACATCTCCCCAATGCTTGTACTTGACGACTTACTATTCGTAAACTTCGTTAGTGCGACTAAAGGAGAGTACGTATCTAAGACGGTTGACCAATCGGTAGCGCCATTCAATCAGATTACACTTGCATACGACTCAGCAGCTCCTGCTGGTACTCGTGTTAAACCTTACTACTCGTTAGACCAAGGGGCAACATGGAAAGAGTTCACCAAGGCTCCAACTACTACGAAGAGGTCAGCAGAGTTTACTCGTTATACTTACGTAGAAAGACTAGCAGGATCAGCAGTAGAGATTTCGATTAAGTATAAACTGGTACTTGAAGGAGATAACCGATTCGTACGTCCGAGAGTTAGACAGTTAACTGGTATGACTACGGACGCAATCTAAGGAGGGTAAGCGTATGCCAATGGAACATCGTTGTCCAAACTCAGGGGCGTTAGTATTCGTCCCTACTTCCTCTGAAAAATCTACAATCCAAATTGCTAGGGAGTTTAAATCTAGTAAAGCGGAACTTGATAAGAAACTTGAAGATGTGGATAAGTTAAAAGAGGAACTACTAGCTTTAATTGCTAAAGCTAAAGAAGAAAAATAGGCATAAAAAAAAAGAAGAGGTGTTGATAGCACCTCTTTTTAATTTGCCCTTATTTAATATGTGAGTCCGTATTTGGGAAATGGAAGATAATAAGGACGGTTGTGTGAATTGTGGATGCAATCACAAGTAAAGTATACTTGAGCAATGGACAACTTGTCAACCACTTTTGTATATAGTTATTTTTGACATATTTTAAACCGTTGTAAATAAAGGATTCTTGACTAAATAGTACACTTTTTTGTCCTATTTAAATTTTAACCTGATACGTATATTATTATTATTTAAATATATTTAATTAACACTAATATATAATATAAATAATAATTAATTATATATACAGACCAGTTATAAATTAAATGTGACTATCTTCAAGTTGGAAAGTATGATAATCCCTTACGTATCAAGGGTTTAAAATATGACAGAAATTTAAAATAAGGTGGTACATTCAATTGCTCACACTGTAGTCTTATGGTAAAATAGAGACATGGATATAAACTAAATCTCAAGGAGGAATATTATGGACTTAACAGGTGGCGTACATACATACATATTGTTTGGTGACGAATGGAATAAACGTTTCAATTCAGGTGATGCTCCATTAGGGCGTAAAGTAAAATACCTTGACAAGAATGGGTGGGACGGGGATAGAGAGTATGCTAACCGTTTCTTCAAAGAGGGAGCTATTTTAACAGTTAAAGAGATTTACGTTGGACGTTCGAGTTCTGATGTAGAGTTCGTTGAGCATCCATTCAAGAAATTTAATACAGTAATGTTTGAAGATATCAAATAACGAAAGGATGTAATTGAATACATGAAAGTTACAGTAGACATTATGTACACGAGTATTGATTTCGCAGGTGACACCCTTTTACAAGAAAAGGTTCACGACATGATGCACTTAGCGATGGGGGTTAAAGAAGAAGGTGCGTTCCATTCCCGAGCATACAAGTCAGGTCACTGGGATGGGATAACTGATTTCTACGACAAGAAAGAGGACAAGTTCCATACAGGGTTACTACCTCAATTCCTTGACGGTATGAGAGCATTGAAGAATCAATATACGAACCTCGCATACGAGATTGATGACATAAGACCTCCTCAATTGATGCACCACGACAGTATGGATGAGAAGATTGTACTGGGCAACGGTGATAAAGACCCTATTACTCTACGTGAATATCAATACAATGCAGTAAAGAAAGCGTTAGAGTCTCAAGTACAAATTCTGAATCTTGCGACAAATGCAGGTAAAACGGAATGTGCTTCAGGGATTATGCAACAATTGCTACCACACATCAAACGTGGAGAACGTATTGCATTCTTCTGTAACTCACGAGAGATTTTCCACCAAGGTTCTGAACGTGTAAGTAAACGTTTGAATCTACGAGAGAAGGATATCGGTAAGATTGGTGACGGTAAATTCGACATCAAGAACAAGAAAGTCGTATTCGTAATGGTACCGACATTAGCAAGTGCATTGAAAGACCCGAAAAAGGGACTAAGCTTTACACCGAAGGAACGAGTCGTGAAGTTCATCGCAGAAGAGATTGTTCCGAAATTCAAAAACACTGCTAACACGAGACACCTAATGCGCAACTTTATCAAGAACTGTACACTGGATACACGAGTATGGAAGGACGCAGAGGAGCAGCTAATGTACATTGCGTACGATAACAAGTTCACTGATAAGTCTGCCCAAATGCAGTTGAATAAATACATAGTCGAGTTCGACAAAATCATGCAGAAGAAGAACAAGAAGAAGTACACGAAGTACAAAGAAGTTGAAGAGTTCATGGATTCCGTTCGAGTAGCGATCCAAGACGAAGCGCACGAAATCAATGGTGCCACTATATTCGACACTATATCTAGATTACCGAATGCACAGTACCGTATTGCATTAACAGGTACAGTAGACCAAAAGAATAAAATGCTTTGGCAACGTATGCAGTGTGTTTACGGTAACGACTTATTCAAGGTATCGAACGATTACTTAATCGAGCAGGGTGTATCGTCTCGACCAGTCATTCGTTTGTTCCCGATTAAGGAGCCGAGAGGTATTGAATTAGCAGATACATACTTAGAAGCGTACAAGCTAGGTATTGCCGAGAACGATTATCGTAATACAGTCATTGCGAAATGTGCTAGTTGGTACGTGAAGAACAAACCAGGTGGGGTACTAATATCTGTAAACCACATCGAACATGGTCTCAGAGTACAACAGATTTTGAAAGAGCAGTTCGAACTAGAAAGCGACTTTACAAACGGTAGTTTACATATGGATGACCGAAACGAATACTTACGAAGATTTAGTACAGGTGAATCAAAGATATTAATTGCTTCTAGTATCCTTGACCAAGGGGTAGACATTCAGTCTATCGGAATGCTCCTTATGTCGGGGGGAGGTAAAAGCTTACGTGTAAACTTACAACGGATCGGTCGTGGATTACGTCTAAACGGTATAGACGGTAATACAGTGCAGGTGTTCGATTTCTTCGACATGACACACAAGTACCTGTTAGAGCACAGTAAGGAACGATTAAAGATTTACAAAAACGAGAATTTTGACGTTCGGGTTATGGAATAGAATTTAGATATTGAAATCGTTATAGTATGTGTTATACTGTAGTTACAAAGCAAGCGCAATACACAAGGAGGAGAACCAATGGAGTGCGGAGTTTACTTAGAATCGTCAGTAGTGGGTATCAAGCCTAGAGTACTAGATTTTCTAACAAAGTTAGTTGATAAAGCAAAACAGGTGAGTGATTATGCTATCTCATTCACAAAGAAAGAACTGTCTAGTGATATGGGACAGGACATACGAACAACTCATCGTTACTTACAGGAGTTGGAAAGTAAAAAAATTATCGAGTTAAAAGCGAAGAGAGGACGTGGGGGTGGAACAGTAATCATGTTCAACCCTGCTCTTATTCGTTTTGAAACATCGGACAAAGCACTCATCAATTCAGAGGAGCGTGTAACCATTGAAGATGTTTTAGAAGAGAAGCTGCCGAAAAAGCAGAAGGAACCAAAAGAGAAAAAACGTAATCGTAGAACAAAGCAACAACTATTCGAAGCGCAACTTCTACGTTCCGAGAAACAAAAGAATCTTGATGAGGTAAACGATAAGTTAGAGGACATGGGTAATCACCCAAACTGGGAGTTGTTCCAAGGTACAGATAACCCAGTTGGTAACTACCGTACATACTTAATCACTCGTTTATACAATCGTTATGCAGTGCTATTTACAGATAAGCACAACTTTAATATTGCAAACGGATTAGAAGAAGGGAATGCAGTTCCTACAGTAAGCAGTGGGTACGATGTATTACCTGAACGATTCTTCGGATCGTCACGTTGGCAACAATTTGAAAAGTTCCGTGAGTTCTGCGAAGAAGGGGACATCGACCCTGCCGTATACTTATCTGCACAGTTCAACCGTTCTATCTTCGACAGCTCTCGTAAAGGGAACAAGAAGATGCTACCATTCACGAACGCATTAATGGGTGATACTTCTTACGATGTGTACAAGCAATACTGCTCATACCAAAAATCGTACAGTGGCTCATTCAAAGTATATCATGAGTACAAAGCGAAGTTTATGAATGACTTTGTAGTTGTAGCTATCCGTGATGCTTACGAGCACGCTGAAAAAGGAACAGGTTTACTGCAATACGGTACATCAATTAAAGAGTTCTTACGTGGAGACTTCGCAGATGACAGAGCAGATGCTTTAGTTGATTTCTACGATATGACTAGTGAGAATCTTGTAAACAAGAAAGTATCGTTTAAAACTCGTAACACGATTAAGAAGTTCCTTGTGTTACAGTCATTAATGCAACTAGAAGGGGAGCAAGTACTTCCTCGTTATGTAATCCTTGGTTCTGAAATGGCACAAATTGCGTTAGCATCTGTTAACGACCCGTCTAAGAGCAGAGAACAAGTTCGTGAAATTAGAGAGTTCATCTTAGGTGCTCTTGTAATGCCAAATGCTACAAAAGAAAACCAAAAGAAACTTGGGTTAGACCTATACTACGAGATGGTTGCCCTCCACGAAACTCGAAACGTATTACAACTGATTGCAGAAAGAAAAGGATTGGCGTTGACATTAGCCGACCTTCGTGAAGCATTCGTTGAGTACGGTAAAGAGAAGATTCCAGTAGACGATTTCTCAATGTTAGACATTACACAAGTTGTAAGTTTCATCAATAAGGAACAATCTTATCAAGACGTAGTAGACCACAAGGAAATTACGTCTAATAAAGATTGGGAGTTAGTAGGTAGCGTACAACCGAAAGCAGATATGGATAACTTGATTGCTAACTTCTTCGGATCGTGACAAAATGTTACAGTCCTATTTACAAAGTAGGACAAGCGTGATATACTGCATCACAGACAGAAATACAAGGAGGAGAACAAATGGAATCACCGATTATGACCCAAATATTGCGAAAGGCAATTGAGAACCCAATCTTTGCAAAAGAGGTTCTTGCAGTGGCTCCCTTGACAGTGTTCGAGGGTTCACCTGCTTATACCGAGTTAGCGAGTATTGTTAAACGGTATTACCAAACGAACAACAAGCCTTTAACAGAAGATGCGTTACTTACATTGACGGAAGAGAAACTGGACCGCATGAAAAAGGACGCACTGACACAACAAGATTATTTTGGTAAGGTTCACTACTTATACGAGGTTCGTAACAGTGGGGACAATGAAGTTATAGATGAGAAGATTGAAGAGTACGTACGTCAGAAGATGTCGATTGACCTTCTAACTAAGGCCGCAACGAACTTGAAGAATAAAGAGTTCCTAGAGAAGTTACCTGATGAATTTAAAAAGATTTTGATGCTAAACATTTCAGGTAAACGTAATGAAATCATCAACGTATTAGATGATGCAGAATATAAGCGTACATCATTAAGCACGTTATTCCAAAACATGATTCCAACTGGCTTTAAAGATATTGACCATCTAAACGGTGGTGGATTAGCCAAAGGGGAGTTAGGTTTAATCGTAGCTGCTTCAGGTACAGGTAAAACATTAATCCTTACCAACCTAGCTACAAACTATACGAAGAATGGTTACAACGTATTGTTCATTGCATTAGAGGAATTAGAAAACCGAATGATTCTAAAGTTCGAACAATCGTTACTACGACAAAACAAAAGTACGATCCTTACAGGTAGTGTACTTAATAATGAGCAGTTCGATAAGAGACAAGCTTTCATTCAACAACACCGTAAGCATTTCGGTAACTTGTACTTCGCTCGTTACTCTCCGCAAGCAGTTACACCTGCTAAGATTGAGCAGTTAATTTCTGACTTAATGATCCGTGAAGGAGTCCAAGTAGACGCAGTTGTTGTCGATTACCCTGAGTTACTTCGTAATCCACGTAGTTCAGGTAATGAAGCAGATGATGGTGGTAAACTATTTGAAGAGATGAGACGTATTGCCCAAGATTATAACGTGGTAATGTGGACGGCCGCACAGATGAACCGTACTGCATATTCTGCTTTAGTTCGTACTGCCGAGCACATGGAAGGTTCTCACCGTAAGAAGAATGCGGCCGAGCTTGTATTAACAGTTAACCAAACTCCTGAAGAGTATCAAGCAGGGTTCATTCGTCTATATGCGGATAAAGTACGTAACCCTCCTGAAGGACAGTATAATAGAATGCTAGGTTTCAAGGTTGTAGGTAGTGCCCAAACCGTACGAGACTTTGAAAGTGAGCAGGAGCGCAAGGAACATCAATATGTACTGGAAGCTGCCGATGAAGCACGAGAAGCAATGTTCAAGTCAAAGCGTAGGGATGGTAAGGACAATACACCTAAGATTGACTACGCAGGTGAAATAAACCAAGCCTTACATAGTATGAGGGGGTAAGTGAATGGACAATATAGCTATTGTAGTGGGTCACATATGGGACGATTACAAGATTGGTAAAGGTATAGAAATCATTTCAACGGCTAATGACGACTACTTAGGTACCGACATCTTTTGTGATATGGAGAATGCGTTACTGGATAACATTAACACAAACGGTGAAGAGGACTTCGACTTCATTGCAATTGTCAGAGCCAAACATGTTAAAAGCGAAGGTGGTTGGTGGGGTACCGAAGAGTGGGAATCCGAGTACGAAGTCCTACAGATTGACGATGACAACCTCCAAGAAGCAATCGACATCTACAACAAAGAGAAACGTGAAGAACCGACAATGGGGGACTTTAAACATGAATCCTAAAAAGAAGTATGTTGTTTTCGGAGATTATCATTTACATAACTTCGCAGATTATGCGAAACCAATGACTGCGACATTGTACGGACAGGAATTAGAAGTTACGGATCGTTTAGTGGCTCACGTCCAAACGATAGACAAGCTATTTGAAATTGCTCATGAAAACGATGCAGATGTAATATTCGTAGGGGACTTCTTCCACTCCCGTTACAGTATCCCAACCTTGGTATTTAACCTAGGGTTCGATGCTATTTACGAGAACATGCAGAAGTATCCGAATATGAATATGTACATGATTGTAGGGAACCATGACCAAAAGGACAACTCACGATTCCCTGTACATAGTTTACGATCCTTTAGAACGATTGATAGAGTACATGTACTAGACGACTTCTACCCAGTGGATGTTGGCTCTTGTGTACTATACCCTGTGTCTTACTCCGACGATGTAGCTTATCTGAAACAACGTATTGTAGACTTTGCTCAAGATGCAGAACTGATGGACAAGCCGACTCTACTACTAGGTCACATCGGGATAGACGGTAGTGAGACAGGTAGATACAGCCACCGATTAGAAGGGGCATTTAAGGTAGGGGATTTATTCCCTCATATCTTTACATATGGTTTATTCGGTCACTATCATAAGTGGCAGTTCCTCGGTGGTACCGACAATATGCTTTATACAGGAAATACAATCCAAACCAGTTTCTCCGATGAGGGACAAGATAAAGGTGTATGGCTTGTAGATGTGGAGAACATCGGTAGGCCGCAGTTCATTCCGATACAGAATAAAAAGTTCATTACACTAACAACGATTCCTGACAATGCACAAGAGATTATCGACAATAACTACGTACGTTTTGTCGTTCCTCAATCAGTAGCTACAGAGATAGAAGTGTTCAAGGAGAGCACAGACAACATCCGAGTAGAGGTGCAAAAGGAGTACAAATCAGAGCTACGTATTGACATCGAAGTAGGATCGGACGAGAACACAATCGTGGAGACATACACGAAAAAGATGTATCCGCATGTGACAGCTATTGCACTGGATATACTAAAAGAAGCCAAGCTTCGACAAGCATAAACCATGAGGGTTAGGTCTACGGACTAACCCTTTTTGTCGTTGACATAACACACTCTAAATGATACAATGAGGTTACAGAAAGGTATACACTAAGAAGGGAGAAGAAATATGCAGTGGGATACATTAATCGTGAAAAACTTCCTAGCCATTAACGAAGCTAGGGTGCAGTTGCATAACCAAGGGTTAGTCCTGATTGACGGTATTAACAAGAGCGATCCGAAGTTTAAAAGTAATGGTGCAGGTAAAAGTACGTTAATTCCTGATGCTTTATCATACGCTCTATACGATATCACAACTAAAGGGGATAAAGCAGACGATGTTATAAACAACAAAGTAGGTAAGAATACAGAGGTAATTCTTATTGGCCGCAAGGGTGAAGATACATACAGAATTGAACGTTACAGAAAACATACGAAACATAAGAACAAGGTAAAGCTATTCCGAAACGATACGGAGATTACGGGAAAGTCGGCAAGTGTGACAAACAAGTTAATCGAAGAACTAATCGGGGTAGAGTATAACACATTCATTAACAGTATCTTGTTTGCACAGAAATCGGACGGACTCGGATCGTTCGCAGTACTGCCTGATTCACGTAAGAAAGAAATTCTCGATAGTCTACTAAACTTAGATATTTATTCGTTAGCACAAGAGATTGCAAAAGAACGAGTAAAGAGTAAGGAACGTGAGATGGATGAGAAGAGACGTGAAGGGGACAAGCTCGAATGGGAGTTAAGCCAAGTCGATGTACTAGAAGAACAAGAGAAAGCGCAGTATGAAAATACTCGTAACCTGATTAGACAGGAGCAACAAAATTTAGCTGATACAGTGAAGCAGTTAAACGACTATCCTGCTAAGTTCTTCCCAGTTGTGGACAAGTGCCGAGAAGAAGTGGTAAGGCTTACGAAGGAACGAGAAGAGATGAACACAGTCAATATCTCGGAGTATCAGAATGACGTAAACCAAAAACAACAACTTGTAATGGCTACGAAAGCTGAGATTAATAGATTGGTGAAAGAGAAGGCAAGTATCGTTACGAACTACAAAAAAGTAGAGATGAGCAAGACTTGCCCAGTATGTGGTAGTGAGATGGACAGCATACATCGTGAACAGGAATTAAACTCACTAAAGGATCAGCTACGCCAAGTACTTATCTCAGCTCAATCATTGGAGCCAATCCTACAACAACATGAAACAGAGTACCAAGCATCGTACGAAGTGTTCTCGCAACATAAGGACATACAGAACCGAGCGATGGAAGAGTACCGTAACATCTCAGTTCAGATTCAGAAGAACGAGCAAGCGGTCCAACATTACGAAACAAACCTGAAAGCACTCAAGGATAAAGTACAACACATCAACACAACGTTAAAGAAGCTTATGAGTATCCCTGAGCCACAGAAAAAAGATTCCAATAGAGAAGCTATCAAAGAAAAGATAACGGCTCACAAACACTCTCTCGTGGCTTTAGAGAAAGAGAAGCAGACGTTAGAAGACGCAGTGAAGGTTTACTCGAATGAAGGAGTTAAATCTCACGTGCTCGACCTTATCACACCATTCCTTAACGAACAAGGAAATACATATCTTGCTAAACTAGCAGGAAGCAACATGGAGCTAAACTTTAGTACACGTACACCGAAGAAAGATGGTGGTTACTCAGAAAAGTTCGATGTACAGTTAATCAACCGAGCAGGTGGAGACAAGTACAAGTCTAACTCAGGTGGAGAACGTAAACGAGCAGACTTAGCTATCTCTCTAGCATTACAAGACTTAGTATTAGGTAGCACGAACTTAATCGTATACGATGAGGTATTCGATGCACTGGACGAGACGGGCGTAGAAAACGTAATTGAACTACTGAAAGAACGTGTAAAGACTATCGGAACGATATTCGTAATTACACACAATGCTCACTTTAGTAATCTATTTGAAAAACGAATTACGATTGTAAAAGATACGAACGGTATCTCAACATTAAAAGAAGGGGAAGGAAAATCATGAAACTAATTAATATTTCAGAAAAGGAGATTCTGTTAGAACTGAAAACAACAGACAAGAAGCTAGAAGAAATTTGTCTGCCCAAAGACAATATTCATTTTTGGTATCCGTTTAACATTAATTTCTACTACAAGCATTCGAGCGCAAAGGGGTATATGTACTTAGTCCAGGATAAGCATTATGAGGGAACAAACCATTACGATACTACGATCCTGAAACGTACAAAGAAGTTAATGAAGCACGAAGGTGTACCACTAAACTTACCAGTGTACGAAAGAAATACATACATCATGAGTAAAGCATTCGAGTTAGGTATTCCAACGATTGCACAGAGCTACACAAGTGAAAGTGTCCAGCATGGATTCGACACGTTAGCTGCTATCATTGACGATTTAAAAAGCCAGATTGAAGAAGGTTACGTAAAGACTGTAGGTGAAACATCTATCCCTACAAACACAGAGAAATGGGATAGAAACGTATACAAGTACGCTACAGAAGAAGAATTAGCAGAATTGCAAGAGTACGGTGAAATGTACACGATGTTATCTATTATGAGAAAATTAGCCCAATAAGGAGAATGTGTTATGTTTATAGACTTACTAAGAGAGGAGCTAGGGGAGGACAAAGGAGCAGGTAACGAGACAAGGTTCAATTGTCCTTTCTGTGAGAACCATAATAACAAATTTAAATTCTATGTGGAGAACGCTGATTTAGGGCGTTGGATATGTCAGAGGTGTGGAGAGAAAGGTAATCCTGCGGCTTTTGTTATGAAGTGGTTCGAGGTAGACTATGCAGAAGCAAAAGAAATTCTACTAACGTATGATTACGATGTAGATGAATTTAGGAAACAACGGACATCATTCTCAAATTACGGAGCAGGAGGACTCACGGAGGAGGAGAGACTGCTCTTGTACATTACACGGGAAGGGGAACCGTTAGAAGACGAGATAAAAAAGATTACATACACATGCCCAAGACCACCAACGAACTGTAAGTCGTTAATGGAGAACTTTAATAATCCTGAAGCATTTATCTTCTTCCAATACCTACAAGGTCGTGGTGTAACATTAGAAAATATTAGAGACCACAATATATCATATGTTACGTACGGAGAAGTAGAACTAGTGGATGGACGAAAGATGAACTTAATTAATCATCTCATCTTCTTTACCTTTAACGACCTAGGTGTACCTATCTATTGGAACACTCGTAGCATAGACCCAAACCCATTTATTAAGTCGTTCAATGCTCCTGCGAAGACAACAGAATATTCTAAAAATAATTCGGTTTTCAATCTAAACAGAGCACGGTTTTATGATAAAATAGTAGTTACTGAGGGTGTATTTAACGCACTGACTGTAGGGTATCACGGAGTCGCAACCTTCGGTAAAAAGGTTACAGAAGAACAGGTACGGATTATGTTAAATGCGACAGAACAATTTAAAACACCAATCTACTTATTCCTGGATAAAGATGCTTGGAAAGAGATGATACAGTCTGCTCATACGATCCACCGTATTGATCCTACTAGACCAGTGTACTACGTAAACAGCCCAACGAATGAGGATGCGAATGACATCGGTACAGATAGATGTTACGAGTGGATTTCAAATGCGTTCTTGGCGGATGCTCAAGGAGATTTACAGTTACAATTACTGAACATGTAGGAGGGTTTGCTAGTGGTTAATCTACGAGCACGAGACTTTTACAAGAGAGAAAACTATGAAACGTTTTGGCGCTTCTTATTGGGGATGGTTATATGTACGTTCATACTGTTTCCGATAGCGTTCTTTCTTAAATTGGTTGACAAAATAACTGGTAACTAAGAGGAGGAGAACAAGTGAAACACAAATTTAAAATGTACGATTGGGACGAAGGTTGTTACTATATCATTCCGAAAGAAAATATTGTAGACGCAATACACTACGCTTGGAATTACGAGTTCGATGTCTACGACAGAGAATCAGGGGAGTTAATCTTCTCAGGACAAGAAGACGATGACTTCAATTCAGAGATGCTAGAACCTTACGGGGTACGAGTTATTGAAACTGAGAAGCATCGCTGCTTGCAAACTATCGAGACAGGTGAAATTCACTTAGCAGAGTGGCAATAATGATTGACAGTAACTATTCTGTATGCTAGAATACTAGTTAGAAGTTAAGATATTAGGAGGAATAAATAAATGGATACGTTGAGACCAGTAGAAGAGTTGGAAGTATTATATATTGCACCACCAGGATTCGAACCTGAGAATGCTCACGGAGACGACTTCTGTGAAGATATTCGAGCATTAGAGGGCCGCTTAGTACCACAAGGTACATTTAAGTCAGTATTAGTCCCAACAGGACTAAAGACTGCTTTTGCAACATCACACGGTATGAAGTTGAATACACGAAGTGGTTCAGGATACCACACACCACTTATTCTTTCAAACTCAACAGGTATTATCGAAGGATCGTATCGTGGTTATGTAGGAGTTCTATTACGTAACACGTACCAAGATAACTCAGTAGTAGACTTTGTGTTTACAACAAAGGGTGAACGAGTTCCGTTATCTGAAGTACCTGAATTGGTATTAAAGAACGCTCGTGAGTTCTACGAAGATGACACAGTAAACTTAGGATACGATAAGCCGAAGACAATGGAAGACTACGAAATCGAGTTTGAAGCTTGGGAAAGACGTTGGCATGGTGTCGATATCCACGGAGCTATCTCAGGTATCTCAGCTAAGTTACAACGTGGAGAGATGTTAACAAAAGAAGAAGCAGACCTGTGGACAGATAGAAATGCCCCTCAACCTGCAATTCAACATCGCTTATTCGTAGACTTAGTACCACGAGGAACTATCTACGTACAAGAAGGAGAGCGCATCGCTCAGGTTCACTTCCAACCACGAGTAAAACCAATTTGGAATAAATCTGAAGATGGTACACTACCTGATAGTGTTCGAGGAGAAGGAGCATACGGTTCTACTGGTACTCACGAAAAGGAGTGAAGTAAATGAGCCAAACACCAAATAGTAATAAAGTTCTCGCATACATAGAGGACATCATCTATTTGAAACGTAACCACGATGGACAAGGCTTACTAGCCCTTCAACGGGAAGGGAAAGAGAAACAAGTATCGTTAGAAGAAGTGGGTTTTGCATTCATATCTGTTATGGATGACTTTACCCACTATGTTGACGCTTCCCAAGGATTAATGGAGATGCGCTTTAAAGCCCTCGTAGACTCTCTAGACGAGGAGACAAAGGCTAAGGTACTCCAACAGTTCGAAGAAGCAGGAGACGACCTATTAAACACTATAAAGGAGACTGAAGAACATGGCGAAGGAAACTAAAGCAGTAGCGTTAACAGATGAGGAATTAGAGCTTTATGCTAACTACGTATTCTCAGGTAAAGTAGAAAAAGAAGAAGATGAGAAAGTAATTGAGGAATTACAACAACGTTCTGTTACATTAGGTGATGCGACTAATATTGCAAAAATGTTAGCAACACAGGTAGCACAACAACT